CATGGCGGAACTGGTGCGAGGGCTATATCGAAAAACGGATCACCGCTTCGCCGCCAGCCCCGGCGCGTAGCGCGGCATTCACGTTCTCCAAACCTCCGGCGAACTTCTGATGCGAACGACCGCAGACATCCTCGCGGAATTTGGGATCGTTATTCGATCACCCAAAACCGGCAACACGAAATGCCGTTGCCCGCAATGCACGAACATGCGGCGCAACAAACAGGATCGAAGCCTATCGGTTCTGATCGACCAAAGCGGCGTGAAATTTTACTGCCACCATTGCGGGTGGAAAGGGGGAAAGGGCTATGACGATAAATCCACTTCACGGGGAATGGTTACAAAATCGCGGGATAAATCCGGCAACGGCGGAAGCTATCGGGATTTACAGCGGTCAGCGGCAAGCCTCTGGCGTTGAGCCTTCACAGTCCGGCAATATCCTCGTTTTCCCATATCGGGAAGGCGGGAAGGTCGTCGCTGAAAAATATCGCATGGCGAATAAGCAATTCAGCCAGCGACCAAACCCGCGCAAGACGTTCTTTAATGCCGATGTTCTAGCTGATGAGGCGCTTCACAAAGGCGAAGCCGCGCTGCTCATCTGCGAAGGCGAAATGGATGCGCTAGCCGCGATTGAGGCTGGCTACAAGTTCGCTGTCTCCGTTCCTGATGGCGCTCCCCCCGCCAGAGACGGAAACGGCAATCTGATCGACGTTCCCGAAGATGCAAACGATATTGATCCGAATAACGACGAGAAATTTGGATATATAAAAAATAATTGGAACAACCTGAAAATAATAAAAAGAATTATTATCGCAACTGATAACGACGAGCCGGGTAAAAGGCTTGCTGCGGAATTGGTGCGCCGTCTTGATCGCGTCCGTTGCTCGTTTATTCAGTGGCCGGAAGGCTGCAAAGACCTGAATGATGTTTTAATTAATCAGGGCCAAAGCGGCGTAATAAATTTAATCCAGAACGCGAAACCTTATCCAGTTTCAGGCGTTTATAAATTACACGAGCTTCCTGAAGAAGCCGATCTTAATCCGGTGACATCAGGTTGGCCTGCATTAGACCCATATCTAAAATTATATCACCCGGCCTTGCTGGTTGTGACGGGTCGCGCCGGTCACGGCAAATCGACATGGACGCAGCAACTCGTAACCAACCTTGCCAATCATCATGGTTGGAATATCGCTATCGCCAGTTTTGAAATGCGGATTAAGCCTTTCGTCGTTGACGCGCTGGCGTCCGCCTATTTTGGCCGTGGCGTAAAGGAGCTTGATTATTCAGATCGCCGCGAGGCTCATGCTTGGATCAACGAGCAATTTTGCTTCATTGCGCCGGAGCCGGAAAGCACTCGCGCTCACGACATTGATTGGCTCTTAGAGCGGGCTGCTGCTGCGGTCATCCGTCATGGCGCCCGCGTCCTGCTGATCGACCCTTGGAATGAAATTGAACATTCCCGCCGCAACAACGAGACGACCACGGAATATACCAACCGGGCCGTAATGGCCCTGAAGAACTTTGCCCGCAGTTTTGATGTTCTGGTGATCATCGTGGCGCATCCGACAAAATCAGGCGCGGCAAAAGACCCGCAGGACATGACCCTCTACGACATCAGTGATAGCGCGGCTTTCCAGAACAAGGCTGATTTAGGCGTTGTGGTGTGCCGAACTGGCGACCCCGCTTTTGATAACACCACGGCAATTGCTGTTCGCAAGGTTCGGTATCAGCCGGAAACCGGCTCGTTAGGTAGCGTTGAGTTGGGCTTTGATCGTTCATCCAAACTATTCATCTGAGGCGGCGTGGAAACAAGATTTGCTCGGTGGCGGAAAGCCAACCCGGAAAAGCATTTAGCGCAACAATTACGGAAAAGACTGCGGAGAAAAGGGCTAATGGAAAAATACGAGAAACCGCAAAAACTCAGCCCCGAAGAAGCGCATGACCGGCATATTGCCCGGTGCAAGGCGCTTCGCCTCTCCCGTAAAGAGCGAGCGGCATCCGATCCTGAATATGCGGAAATGCTGCGTGAAAAGGAGCGTCAAAAGCATCGTCGCCGGTATGACCTCCTGAAAGCTGATCCCGCCGCCTATCAGGCAAAGCTCGAAAGCGAACGCATCAGGAAGCGCATCGCCAGAGGCATCCCGCTAGATCAGGCCGTGACGCCTCACAAGCTAAACGAGGCGCAGCGGGAGGCCCGCGAACAGCGCAAGGCCGAACACAAGCGCCAAGTCGCAGAGCGAGCCGAAGCGCGGGCTGCTGCTCGTCTGGCCGCGCGTGAAGCCAAGCAGCGTGAGAAGGAGGCGGAAGCAAAGCGCAAGGAACTTGAACGGATTAAACAGCGTAACATTCATAGGGCGTTAATCGAGTCACAAAAGGCCGCTAGAGCCGCCGAAAGGCGGCGGGAGCGGTTAGCTAACCCGCCAGCGCCAAAGCCCGTCTACAGGCCCAAGAGGGGCCGGATACTCGCGCTGTGCGGCTGGAATGGATTTTAGGAGACCTGATTGGACATTAGCCCTCCCCATCGGGAGCCGAACGGTCGGCTTCAACGCGAAAGCACAGCACAAGAACGCCTAAACGAAATCAGCCGCGCTCAAGCGGATGAAATGATGTCGGTTGTCAGAAACCAGCCGCATCGGAAGGGCGAAGCATCTCCATTGGCTGAAAGCAGCCTTGGCCGGTTTGTCTTGCTCTATCGCCTCGACCACGCCCTCTATGACGCGGGCATTCAATACGCTCGCATACGGGGCCAATGGCTTGCCGCTATGGGTGCGCCAAGGGATGAGCGTCACGGCGGATCGGGCAGCGACCTACCATTAGAAACCGTCTGGAAATGGCGCGACGATGTAGCCGAATGGCGTCGTGAAATGGCGCGGGCCGGAGGTAAGAACGGCGCAGCATCAGTCGAATACATGGTTTGCGACAACATGGAGTTCGCAGGGCATATGTTCGAGGTGCGGCATACTATCGACGCGCTTGTCGCTTTGGCGAAAGCGATGGGGAAGGTATAACTTGACAATATAATCAAGTTATGCTAGTCAGAAGATGATACTAGAACACATGCGCCCGGAGCCTAACCGCTTGCGGGCGTTTTTCGTTTGAGCGGGCGGCAGCTAACCACTCCGCACCCCCTTGGCGACTAGGCTTGTCCGACCCGCTCATCCCAATTCACGCTTATCAATAGCGTATTGATATGATTTCAAGAATTTCAAATGGCGCACGGCGGGTCTAGACCGGGGGCCGGCAAGCCAAAAGGCTCGACCAATAAAGCGTTGCGCGAGGCGCGTGAAAAGGCTGCTGCTGGCGGTCTTATGCCGCTTGATTATCTTTTAGAGGTAATGCGTAACGTCACCGAAGACCAGTCGAAGCGGATAGACGCCGCAAAGGCTGCTGCGCCGTATTTGCACCCAAAGCTCGCAAATATTGAACATGCGGGGCCGGGTGGCGGGCCTATCCAGCATTCAGTCGAAGTTGTGTTTGTCGGTGAAGATGACGACTCGACCTCAGATTAGAATTCCAAAAGCGTTTCGACCTTTATTTAAGCCTGCCAGATACAAAGCTTATTATGGTGGCCGTGGTTCGGCCAAATCGCATAGTATAGCGACGGCGCTGTTGCTGATGGCGGGCCAGAAGCCGCTACGCATCGCTTGTTACCGTGAAATTCAGAAGTCTATTCGGGACTCGTCAAAGCGGCTGTTGGACGACAAGATTGCCGCCCTTGGTTATTCGGACTTCTTTGAGTCCACCCTAAATGAGATACGCGGAAAGAACGGCTCGCTTTTCATCTTCGGTGGGCTTCGCTCTAATCCAGAGGCGGTCAAATCAACTGAAGGTTTGGACATTGCGTGGGTTGAGGAGGCGGCAACAGTCTCCCAGACCTCGCTAGACATTTTGATACCGACCCTGCGAAAGCCGGGGTCGGAACTATGGTTTAGCTGGAATCCCCGGTTCGCTACTGACCCGGTAGATAATATGTTCCGCAACGGCGAGCCGCCGCCGAATGCTGTCATTAAGCGTGTCAACTACGACCTTAACCCGTTCTTTCCCGATGTGCTTCGGGACGAGATGCTTTGGGATCAACGGCGTGACCCTGACAAATACAAGCACATCTGGCTTGGTGAGTATCAATCCAATTCTGAGTCCCGCGTCTTTAAGAACTGGCGCATCGGAAACAGCGATGAGTTCACCGAAGATCCATTGCGGCGGTATTATTACGGGGCAGACTGGGGCTTTTCAGTCGATCCGACCGTCCTTGTGCGCTGCTATCTTGAGGGCAAAACCCTCTACGTTGATCGCGAAGTCTACAAAGTCGGCTGCGAAATAGACGCAACTCCGGCACTATTCGACAAAATACCGGGTTGCCGCAAATGGCCGATTAGGGCCGATAGCGCGAGACCTGAAACTATCAGCTACATGAACCGCCAAGGCTTTAACATTGTCTCAGCGCTAAAAGGCGCGGGCAGCGTGGAGGATGGCGTTGAGTTCCTTAAATCGCACGACATCGTTGTGCATCCCGATTGTCGTCACACGATTGATGAGCTTTCCTTGTATTCATACAAGATCGACAAGCTCACCAATGAGGTTTTGCCGGTGCTGGAAGATAAATCAAACCATGTGATCGACGCCCTCCGCTATGCGCTGGAAAGCGCGCGGCGTTCGGTCTCCCAGCCGTCGATTAGGCGCATCTGATGGTTTGGCCGTTTTCCCGCCCGCAGCCGGTAGCGGTTGCCGCTCCTGAAAAGAAATATTCAAGCGTTGGCACGTTGATCGCCACGCGGGCGCTTAATCTCCCGCAATGGCCGCAGCGTCAGTTCGAGCAGATCGCCAAGGAAGGTTATCAGCAAAATCCAATCGTCAACGCCTGCGTCTATATGGTCGCAAGGGCAGCGGCGAATATCCCGCTCGAAATCAAGCGGGGAGAGGAAGAAGTCGATGTCCCTGACCTTGCTGATTTGCTTAACCGCCCTAATCCGATGCAGGATGGCGAAGCCTTCCGTATCGCCACGATCAGTGACTTGCTCCTCGCGGGCGAATTCTTCGCGGAAAAGGTCGTAGTTGACACGCTTAATGACAGCATTCGGCGGCGGCTCGCCGTTGCGGAACATATTATCTACC